AGAGCTTAAAAACGCCATCTATGAATACCAAGAAAATTAACTATTACGTTATGCCAGGACTTATGAGAGATAAAACATTCAAAACACACGATGCCGTAACACTTGTTTGCGATAGATTAGGCATAACCCACAGAGAGCTAGTTAGCCCATCTAGGAGTCGCAAGTTAGCACAAGCTAGAAACATCTGTTACGCTTTAATTAGAGAGCATTCCTTTACCACATTAGTAGAAACAGGGCAATACTTCAAGCGTGACCACACTACCGTTATACATGGCTTAAATATGCACAATAACGATATGAAGTTACTAGATGGATATGCCGAACGCTACGAGTCTATTAAATTCGAACTTAACACAATAACCTCAAACAAAAAAAACACCAATTATGTCAAGTGATTTTTCAAACTGGTCCGAGCAAGAACAAAGATTGTTTATTGCTAAAGTGATCCACAACATCAACTACTCACAAAGTAGTTTAGAAATGATGCAAAGCATCGTAAACTTTTGGGATGAACACCCCATTAGACAAGCCGTATTTTTTACCAATAACCTAAAAACCCAAAACACCTTACAGTATGGAACTTCAAACTAAACCCAAATTTGATATTGTCAACGCAGAATCTATGCTTGACCTATCTAAAGATTTATCAAGATTAATTAAGGAAAAAGGATTATCCTCTAATATTCAAGGAAAGCAATTCGTCAACGTTGAAGGTTGGCAATTTGCTGGGGCTTCCTTAGGACTGATGCCGATTATCACAGAAACTACGGATATGTCCAAGGAGGATGAAATTAGATACCAAGCTAAGTGCGAAGTGCGTAACATTACCACAGGTCAGCTTATGGCAGTAGGTATCGCTTTATGCTCTAATAAGGAAAAAACCAAGCGTTATTTTGATGAGTATGCTATCCTATCTATGGCACAAACTAGAGCCATTGGTAAAGCATATAGAAACCTTTTAGCCTGGTTAATGAAAGCTGCTGGATTTGAGGCGACACCTGCTGAAGAAATGGACTTCGCTAAGGATGATACCCCTAAAAAACCCCATGTGGTTGAAGTGGTAGCCGAGGAGATTCCTATTGAAATCGACAGAACTAAATTGATTAAGGATATTACTGCGGTTACTAGGATGAAAGACTTAACCGAAATATTTTTTGCACATAAAGAGTACATCGAAAGTGATGAAGCCTTAATGATGCTTATGAAAAGTAAAAAAGATTCACTTACAAGTAAAAAGAAATAAAATGAACGAATTATCATTACCAAAAATAGAATTGGCTTCCTACGAGCCTAGTAAATTTAACAATAGTGTGATTAAAAGCACTATCGTAGAACACTTTAAAGAAACAGGGGAATCCCCATTAGAAACCCTAGTAAGAATGGATGCTATCTCTCAGCTATTTGATGAGGTTAGAGCTGACCTTCGTGATTTAGTAGTTAGCGAACTTGAGAAGTATCCTCAGGGTAAAGCTGAGGTATTAGGTAGCGAGGTTTCTAAGATTGAATCAGGAGTAAAGTATATTTACGAACAGGATTATGCTTGGGATAAGCTAAATAAGGAAGTAGAAAGCCTTAAATATGCCCTTAAAGAAAGGGAAAAGATGTTAAGGTCGATTACATCACCTGTGGTTGATCCTGAAACAGGAGAAATGGTACATCCTGCTCCAAGAATATCTACGACTACATTTAAAATATCATTGAAAAAATGATACACCAATTAAAAAATACCATTGATGTATTAACCCCTTTAGGATATGGAAAAGCCATCGCATGGATTGATTACGGAACTGATACAAACACCATATGGAAAGTGGTGTGTTACAAAACAGGTAGAGTGCGTAATTTTTACGATGACGACATTCTCGTGTATCCCAACTCCATGGATGGTGGGGAAATAGATGAGAATTATTTTTCTAAAAGGGATTTTCATGAAACCAATCAATCATTTATTAAAGGACTAAAAAACCATTTTAAACCAACTGAAGATGCCAGGTGAGATTAAAGGATTAGAAAACTCAGTACCCATAAGAATGGTATATACTGATACTAGAGAAGAAGTTATTTTTAAATCAGCAGCATTAGCTAGTCGTAAGACTAAAATATCTGCTCAGGTAATAAGAGAATCACTTAACCCATTAGCTCGTAAGAGATTCATAGTGGAAAATAGAAAGGTGGTTTTTAGGATTGCTAAAGAAGTTTAGTATATTTGCTTTGTCATGGACGAGATGACATTTTAAAAATTTTAGCCCAAAGAGGCGTTGGTACTCGTCCTACCAGCAAATCTGAGGGCATTTTTATTTTATGAGCTATAGCTTAAAACTAAAAGATCCAAGGTGGCAAAAAAAACGCCTTGAGATATTAGACAGAGATCAATTTACTTGCACAAAATGCGGAGATGATGAAACAGAATTACACGTGCATCATCATTATTATGTTTATAACAAAGAATTATGGGATTATGACGATAATGCACTATCTACTTTGTGTACTTCATGTCATCGCATAGAAACCGAAAGAATAAATATTGTAAAAGAATATTTACGTGGTTATAGATATGATAGATTAAAACATTTATCTCATATAATTGTATGTGGAAGTTGTTTTAATGAATTAGAATTAAAAGAAATAACTAAAAAATGCACTGAAATATTAGATAGAAAAGGTATTGAATGGGAATATATAAATGAAAATGATAAATAAAATGAATACAGGAAGAATTGAAAAACAAGAGGTTGAAGATAATTATGCCAAACTTCCTAATGATATTTGTCAATCTAAGGATTTAACTCTTGAACAAAAAGGATTAATGGCGTTTCTTTTAAGTTTACCAAAAAACTGGGTTGTTTATAAAGATAATTTACATGAGTTATTAGGTGATAAAAAAAATAAAGTTGATTTAGCTTTTAAAGGGTTACAAAAAGCGGGTTATATTTTATCATATAAAGTAGTTAACGAAAAGGGGCATTTTAAAGGTTGGAATCATATAGTTTATGCGATTCCAGATTTTGCTAACCGACATCAAGAAAATCCGACATCGGTTTTATCCGAGATCGGGGAAACTACCCCTATACAAAGAAACAATACTGTATTAGATAATATATCTTATACAAAAAAGAAGTTTATAGCTCCTACTTTAGATGAAGTTATTTTGTATTTTAAAGAAAATGGATATAAAGATGATGTAGCTAGAAAAGCATTTAATTTTTATAATACTGCTGATTGGCAAGATACTCAAGGTAGACAAGTTAAAAACTGGAAACAAAAGATGATTGGAGTATGGTTTAAGGATGAAAACAAAATTTCACAACAAGTTAAAATACGAGTAAAATGACACCCAAAGAAAAAGCAGAAGAATTATTGAGTAAATATACTTCAATTACACTAAAAGAAGTTCAACCTGGAATATTTTTAGCATTTAATCATGAATTATGTAAAAAATTTGCATTAATAGCAGTAGATGAAATGATAAAAATGTATAATGAAATGAATGTAAATGGGTTTTTAAAACCTAATTCAGTTGGATTTATAATTAATGATGTTAAAAACGAAATAGAAAAATTATAATGCAAGTCATAGACCTACCTAAAAACATAGAAGTAGAAAGGAATATCCTAGGTTCACTACTGATAGACAAAAAGTCTTTATCATTGGTAATCAACTACTTAAAAGAGGATATATTTTATGACTATAAGCACCAACTGGTGTTTAGAGTTATAAAGGATATGTACGATAAGAATATTCAAATAGACTTAACTACTGTATTCCAAAGATTAGTAGATAGTAAACAAACGGATCAAGTAAACGCTTATTACTTATCTGAGTTAACTAAAGATGTGGTAACAACTGCTCACCTAAACACCCATATAGAGTTAATAATAGAATTATACAAGCGTAGAGTCTTGGTCGAGATGGGCAGGGAACTCGTGAATGGGGCGGTTGGCGGTCAGGTAGAAACCATAGACTTTATGGCTGAGATGAGTAAAAAACTGATTCAACTCCAAGAGTATGGCAATATCTACGAAAAAATGATGGAGGATATTATTTTATCCATCAATTATTCTCGTGATATGGCTCAAAAAGGGGATTTATTGGGCTATAACACAGGTTTTAATGAGCTAAATAATACCTTATGTGGTTGGGTTAAACCTGACCTAGTAATCGTAGCTGCAAGACCTGGAATGGGTAAGACAGCCTTTATGCTTTCTAGTATCTACCAACTAGCTTGTGTAAATAACGTTTCTACGGCTGTTTTTAGCCTTGAAATGAGCTCCGAGCAGTTAGTTGAAAGGTTAGAGTCAATCAGCTCAGAACTGCCCTTAAAATGGCTTAGAATGAATAATTTGGATGATAGCCAAAGAAAGATACTTTTAAAGACAGATGACTTGTTATTAACTTCCCCCATACATATTGAAGATATGGGCGGTATAAGTGTAACCCAACTCAGAGCCAAAGCCACCATTTTGAAACAAAAGTATGGAATCAAGGTAATCTTTATAGACTACCTCCAACTTATGAGTGGAACAGGAAAATCAAACCAAAACAGAGAGCAAGAGGTCAGCTACATAAGTAGAAGCCTAAAAGCCCTAGCCAAAGAGTTGGAAGTGCCTATTATCGCCCTATCTCAATTATCTCGTAGGGTAGAAGAAAGGGCAGATAAGATGCCTCAATTATCTGATTTAAGGGAATCAGGATCAATAGAACAAGACGCAGATGCGGTTATTATGCTTATGCGACCTGCTTACTATGAGATGACTGAAGCTATTGAAATAGGAGGCAAAGAATATTCTCCAAGGGATTTAGTGGTATGTAAGGTGGAGAAGAATCGTCATGGACAAACGAAGAATATAGCATTAAGATTTTTACCTGAAACAATGAAATTTGAAGATTATGATTAATGAAACCTATATACCCATACAGGATATTTTAAATAGACTAAAAACACATCCTGATTTAACTCCCCAAGACAAAAAGGAATTTGGGTATATTACCGATATGCTTAAGATGTCTAAAAAAAGAAAGGATAAGATATTTAAACCAGTTACAACAAATCAAAAAAGAAACCAAAACAAATAATTTATGAAATTCCCATCACAACCTGACAATGGTTACAAATTAAAAATTGACACATACAATGAGCCTGTATTAAGATTAAATTCAGATTATCCATTTAGTGTAACATTTAGTTGGAAAGAAAAAAAAATAAAAGTACAATTAGATAATGCTGAAGATGTACTTAAACTTGCTGAAATATTTTCAAATATGTTAACTAACAATAATATTCCAAATACTATTACGGAAATTAATCAAACCACTAACAATGAAAGAATTGATACAGATAATGATAGAGTTTACTAGACTATTTCTAGGTGCTTTATTAAGCATATTCCTATTAGGAACATTAGCTTTAATTGCCATTGTTTTACTACTTATAAAAAAATTCAAATGAAACAAGTTTATGTACAAAACGACAGAAAAAAACCATTAGAACATGATTATGACATTATGTATAATGATGACAAAAGGATTGCATTTTATTCTAATAACCCTGTTTGGGCTGAGGATATGCAAGGAACCGTTTATGGTTTAATAAAAGAAGATGGCGACGGAGTTAAAATTAGGATTGGTACACAAGTAATGGATTTAGACTTTTGTGATTACCTAGTTCTAAAAATCTTGATAGCATCTGATTTAAACGATGAAGACTACTTTGAAATTAGGGAATCTAAAACTATTAAAAAATGGGGAAGCGAAGGGGTTACCGAAATAGACGGAAGTTTGCCATAGAGGAAGCTAAAGCTAAAGACGGAACATATCAAGCCATTAAGTTATTCGCAAAGAATACAAAGATTATTGTAATACATCAAACAGAAGCATTAAAGAAAAAGTATTTTTTGTTAGAGTATGAGAACAATGGTGAGCCTAGCGGTATATCTGATCCTAGAGCTGAGTTTTTTGCGTTTAATTTAGATTTAAGAGATAGAATCGTATTTATTAGAGCAGAGTTTTTAAGAGTAAAAGCAAGGAGATATTGGAGGGTAGGTGATGTTTTAGAGAAGGAAGGAATCAAATATGTTAAGATGCCAACTGAGGAACTGATACGTTGGTACTAACTATATATTAAATATATTATGTAATTTTGAACTTATGGCATACCACACAGCTAGTGAACTAACCAAAATAATGTTGGAGTATTTAAAGGATAATGGTAATGATGTATGGAGGAATAACAACCTTGCCGTTAGAGGTAGGTCGTTTATAGGAAGAAAAGGAGTACCTGATATTATTGGTTATAGTAAAAAGTATGGCACATTTATTGCTTGTGAAATAAAAGCTATCGGAGATAAAATATCATCAGAGCAATTAATGTTCTTAAATGAGTTAGCTTATGCAGGAGGAATAGCGATGTTATGTAAGCAGATAAGGGATGAAAGAATCATAATAAACATATTTAAAGACAATGGCGAAAGTGAAGAGTGGGAATACCACGAAAAAGAGCTTCGGAAAACGAAAAATGGGTAAAGCAAAAAAGAGTTATAACAAACATTCTCCCAAGCCTAAGGATTATCGAGGGCAAGGAAGGTAATTAATAATCAAAAATAAACAACATGGCAGCAGGTAAAGAAAAGGTTTTCTTAGGCAGATCACAGACTATGAAAACAGCGTTCGGTGAATTTAAGAAAGTTTCATTCGGACCAGACGATTTAAAAAAGATGAATGATTTTGCAGGAACTAACAATGGTTGGTGCAATATCTTAATCAAAGAAAAGAAAGGAGCTACTCCTGGTGAAGCTGGATTTTATATCGAGCTTGATACTTGGAAGGCTGATGGTAAACCAAAGGAAAAATTGCCATTCTAATGAAAACTATAAAAGATTTCACTCTAAATTTGTTAGTATTGTTGGTAGTAGTATATTTGCCTTATGCTTTTGTATTAGGTGAATTTAACCCAAACAACTGGCATTGGATATCAAGAGCACTATATGTGCTTACGTTAGTAGCGTTGATGACTTACGCTATTCAAGAGTATAGAAAAAAATAGTTTGTGTTTTGTGTTAATAGTTATCCCTCACCCTTAAATAAGGTGGGGGTTTTTTATAATAAAGAAGCCCAGGTAGAAACCCAGGCTTGATTTTCCTTTATTATGCGTATGTCCTTCAAGACTCAAAGGTAATAGTTTTCATATAACTACCAAAAAAAACCTACTCTTTTTTAAGGAGTAGGTAAACCAAAAACCACCAACTATGAGAGCTTCTTATGATTGCCTATTTGTCTTATCGTAAAACTTGGTAAGGATGCTTCCGTAAAGGATAGCTTGATACCTAGCTATAAATGAATCTGAGCTCTCGTTTATATAGAAGTAGTCTTGGGATTGCATATATACAAAGCATCTATCTTCATATTCATCATCATTGGTAACAGATTCTACTAAGTGGATATTGATGTAAGAGTCTGTTTGCTCTACATTTTCTCCATACTCGTAGCTATCATCCTCTGTTAATTGAACGATGTGCATTAACATCTTTAGCACTTTCTTTTATAATGATTAATCTCAGCTTCATCATCACCTCATTCAGTCGTTGTTCTAAGATTCTTTGTTCTAATTTCAAGCTTTTGATTACTTCGTCAGGGTGCTGATTGCTCATACAAATTTACATTTTAATTGTTATAGAAATAAAAAGTGCATACCATATTGATTATCAATACAATACACACTTATGTGTTTACTAACTATTCTCTATTTTTTGGGTAGTCGAATGATTTTACTGCCTAGTGGCATTGGCACGAATATAGCAATTCTTCCGCTATCTAAAACTACTCCACAACCAAGTGTTGGTCGTTTGGGGAAAGGTTTAGAATATTCCATAGCGTAAGCGTTAATATCGATGCCACAACCTACGTTCATACCGAATATCATATCCTTATCACTTGAAGAGTATAATACTCCCCCAAAGGAGTGGATATGACCTATGACTGTAGATTGTCTACAATCCCTTGCTCTATTGATAGCACCTGCTTGTCCTGAACTTCCTGTACCATGGGTATATAAAACACCGTCTATTTCCCATTCTAAAGCCCATTTCCAGCCTCTAGGGGCTTCCCAAGCATCTTCATAGGATTTAATAAAACGGCTCGGTAAACCGCTTGTAATAGCCTTTCTTTTGTGTAGGGCTGAATGGTTACCGATACACACCTTTACATTAGGGAAACGCTTGTACCAAACATTTAATTGTTGTAGAGCTAATTGTGCTTCTTTGGAGGCTGATTCTCCGTTAGGGTTGTGTTCGTGATAAGAGATGGCATGATTGTCCACCTCATCTCCAATGTGTATGATTTCAGAACATTGGAATTTGTTAGCTACTTCATAGCAAAAATCTAAATACCTGGGGTGACAAAAAGGAAAATGCGTGTCGCCTATTACAAGAACGTTTTTGTTTTTAGACATATGTGGGGTTGTTGGTTTTTATTAAACATAAATAAATGGTGTGTTGTTTTTTCTTTCACCATTTAGCTTTTTACTTAATGTACTTTGTCGTTTACCTATTGATTTTGCTGCTTCCGAAACCGAAACATAATAAATACCTGTTTGAGTATTTAATACAATTTTTCCTTTATTTGAAAAGGTTAGTTTTTTTGTTTCTATTGCCTTTTGTATACTTTCTTTAGAACGTTTTAAACCTGTTTGTGCTTTTGATAAACTATTAATATGTTTTTTGCTTAATTTTTTTCCTTTATTCCATGCAGTAACACCTAGTGTACCATCACCACCTTCAGTTAAATTACATAAAGAACCATTATTTTTATCAATTCTACCATATAAAGAAATAAATTCTTTTTCTTTTTCACGAGCCTCTTCCCACCCTAAATTATCTAAAATTATTTCGACTTCATAATTAGTTCTTGATACTATACCATTCCATATTTTATTTCTACCTTTGGTACTATTGGCTCTCCTATATCCACCAGATCCTACACCAATATAAAATGGTTCATTTTTATCTAATCTGATATGTCTATAAACATATGCCATATTGGTTGGATTGGTTAGTTATTTGAATGCTGAGTAAACTGTTTTACCATTTACTTTTAAAGCTCTTAAAACCTGCTTTCTATTTTTACCATCATTATAAGACACATGAACCCAATCAGGGCTACTTGTATCACCCATTTCCCATATTAATTGGTCAAACTCAAGATTATCTTTAATAAAATGGAATATTTCTACGTTGCTAGAATTAGGCATATCATCCTGGTCAATATCAGCAGCTTTTCCTTCACAATGTTGTGAGCTTAATGCTCCACCTATATAATGGTTTAATACCTTGCTTCTATATCCTGATGAAATGTTTAAAGGACCGAATTTTACTCTTATTGGTTCAAGCACTTGATTACATAAAACTGTAATGTTCATTAGATGCTCAGGAGTAGGATCATTAGATACCCCATGTCTTTTAGCGGACTCTGAACGAGTGAACTCTGCTAAACTAAAGTGAGTTGTGATTTGCATTCTTTCTTTTTTTAGTTGCTTTATTTAAAAGCTTTGTCTTTACGAAATTATAGATTTGTAATGACAACCAAATTATGGAAAGAATATTCACGATAAGTTGTGTGTAAGGACTCACTTTTACTACTTCCATAAAAGATAGCCAAGAGATAGTGGTAGACGCTATACCTACTGAAGATAATTCAGTCGAATTTGTAATATTATGCATTAGGCTTTTTTTCAAAGATTTGATTAATTGTGGTTAAACCAAGTGCTATACCTGAAAAAGTCAATAAGCCATTAAAAGCCCATTCCTTAATATCATACTTAATAGACAAATAAGCTAAAACTACTCCATTCAATAATGAGAATAATCCTGCCACCCTTTTAGAGGAAACCTCCTTGTCATCTGAAAACATTTTCTTTACAAACTGCATCATTTTCCTAACTTTAAATATACGCTACCCGAGTAGCCAACATTATAATTTTTACTAATATCTACACTAAAGCCTATTAGAGCCTTATTTTTGGCATTTAGCATCAAGGAAGGACTTAGTACTTCCAAGCCATTAGATGGTCTAAAATCGCCTCTAACACCCCAAAAAAGGGTATATCTAGGTTTTTCAGCGTAGAACTCTTTAGTTAGGATGGTTTTTGTGGTTATTTTGGCTTGAAACCCTCTTGAAATGATCCTATTTTGGCTGATAGTATCATCAATCACAAAGATATTAGAATCTTTCTTAATAGTGTCAGAATAAGCCTTAACCTGGTTGTAATCGGATATTATGCGTATCGTATCGGATATATGCGCATATATCGTATCTAAAACCTTATAAGGAATAGAATCCCCCTTTTTGTACTTATTTATGTACACATTTGTGTACAAGGTATCGTGTAAGGTAATTACCTTTTTGTATTTAGATGGATCAAAAGTAGTATCTACTTGCTTGGGTTTAAGCAAAAAATATAGCCACAACACTAAAAGCATTATGGCTATGAATAAGATATTGTTCTTAACGAACGACATTTACAATTCTTCTTCTTCTTCTTTAACAAATGTGATACCTGTTGTCCAATCGGCTAAAAAGTTAAAGTTTTCTAACCCATTCGGATTTAACACCTCAATAGGTTTAAACTCAAACTCTTTGTTTCCTAATTCTTCAACTTGTTTGGTTAAGTTCTTAATGCCTTCTTTAGTAAATTTATAAGAACCTTTGTCATCAAGTAATAAAACATCCTTTTCCCCTACTGCTGCATTATCAAGTCTTAATTCTTCTACTTTTGCTTGATAGTCTTCGTGATGCTTTTTTACCTTCTCATAAATTTTTAAGAGCTTTTTAGCCGTTTTTGTTTCCTGTGAGCCAATAACTGCGTTAAGGTTGGCTACTAATTGGTTGAGTTGATTGTACTTCATATTGGTTTATTTTATACAAATATAGGTTAATTGTTATAAGTTTGGTTGTAGTATTCTATTGCCCAATCTTTACTTTTGTTTACTTTGCCTTGTAAAAAAGCATTCATTATCTGCTCTTTTTCTTTTTCAAGTTTTTCTTTTACTAATCTTATAGTTAACTCTTTATATTTATAATCTTTAATTGATTCTAATTCTTCAATTAATTCTTGCATTGGTGTTTTCATAATATTGGTTTTGCCAAAATTAGGACTATTCGCTTACAATTTCATTAATAGGTGCATCTTTTCTTAAATCTGCTAAAATTGAATTTAATGGTTCAACACTTTCTACTACTTCAGGAACAGGAGCAACATAATCGCCTACGATTGTAAGGTTAAGTTGTTCAGCAATCCAATCCCACGCATAGCTATCTACTGTCCATTGTTGATACGCTTCGCCTGTCATTGTTAAATTACCTTGTGCTACCATTCCTAAATTCTCATCTAAAAGAGCATAGTAAAAACTAGCCGATACTCCTAATGCTACATTAATAGCATAGGCGTTTAAGATTGTTGCTTGAACTGATTGTCCGTTTATCCAACTTGTTACTGCATTGATTTGTTTCATTTTATTTTATTTTAAGGGGTTGAGTTATATAAATTAATATAATATTGAGTTCCATCTACTACTATTGGTAAATATCCTGCTGCACTTGATGCTGAACCTGATTGCACAATTCCAATTTTAAATGCACCTGAACCAAATCCTGTTGGAGCGGTTTTTAAAGTTCCTTCAAATATACCATCACCTGTTACATATAATTTTGATGTTGGATTTGTTGTTCCTATACCTACATTACCTCCTGTTAAAACAATAGGCTCACTATTAGCTGATGCTATTTCAAAGTATGCATTTTCTGCTCTTAATCTATGTTGAGAACCACTTGCTACACCATATCTATTTATATACAATGTTTTTACTGCATTTACAGAACCTTGAATTTCCATTGCTGCTCCTGTTGCAGTTGTGGATGTTGCCGTTACACTACTTGAGAATGTAGCTGCTCCTGTGGCGTTAATTGATGCAACTGTAGTTCCTGAACTATTACCTATTACTAAAGCATTATTACCTGATGTTGAGCCACCTCTTATATATAAACCATCTCCTCCGTGAACAATACTTGTTCTATAACCATAATCTGTTGTAGTTCCTATTAATACATTACCATTATTTTTAATAGTTAATCTATATACTCCGTTTGTATTATCATAAACATACCAACCTGCTGCTGAACCATCAACTCCCATTTGAAATGAATTAAATCCTGTTCCTGAAGGAGTATCAAAATAATTTGCTCTGAATGTTGTTGCTGCTCCTGTACCTGTAAGTTGTAATTGATAAGCAGGACTTGTTGTGCCGATACCTACATTACCTGATGAAGTGATTAACATTGCAGGAGTAGAAAATGTAGTTCCACCATTTGTGGTTGCGGGGGTAAATTCTAATGCACTTGCTACATAATTATTTGCAGTTATTTGCCATCCTTTAGCTGATGCTGATGGGTATAAAGTTAAAATAGCAGGTGTTGTACTATTATTACCTATTTGTACCGAGTTTGAGAATGTAGCTGCTCCTGTAGAGGCTATTGATAATTGTTTTGTTCCATTTGTAAAAAACTCTAATGGATATGGTCCACCTGAATAAATAAAAGTAGAATAAGCGGTAGCACCAAAATTTGTTCCTGCACTATTTTCTCTACCAATATATGTTGTGCCACCTGAATTTTGAATAGACATATATGCAGCACTTGTGCCTAAATTTGCAGTTGCAATAAAATTAGATGCACTTAAAGTCAACGTACTACTAAACCTTCCTGTACCATTAACATCAAGTTTGTAAGTATTATTTGTGTTACCTATTGATATGTTACCTGAAGGATTAATATATAAAGCTAAATTAGCTAATGCCGTTCCGCCTGTATAAAATTCTAATCCTTCTCCTACATTATAATTTTGTCTAATTGCTGCTTTAAGTGTAGTACCATCTCCAAATCTAATTTGATTACCATATCCACTTGCACCATACATATCTAATCTTGCATAAGTAGATGAGTTTAATTGTAGATAATCACTAAACCTTCCTGTACCATTAACATCTAATTTGTATCCTGCGTTAGATACTGTTCCACTTGTTAAAAGTAAATTACCATCACTAAACAATGTCATAGCTTGGGTAAAGGTTATAGCGTTACCTGCCGTTCCTGAAGGAGCGTTAAACCATTGATGTTGACCATCTAATTGTCTATAGTAAGATGCTGCTGCTGTTTGAATATATAATGTTGATGCATCTTGGAAAATTGCATTGTGTGATAATGCAGTATTGTTTGTGCCATTGTTCCATAAGGCACCAGTTGCACCAAATTGTAAAACTCTTGAACCTGTAAACCACGCACTCGGTGTAACTCCTAGACCTAAATTGCCTGAAGCGTCAAAATAAGTACCATAATAACCGTCAGAAGTTCCTATTGCTAATCCGTTTTTAACACGAATAAAACCATCATTTGCTTTTGCGATATTTACATAAGCTCCTGCCGTTGTAGCAACTCCCAATCTTGTAACATTTGTACCATCGCTAACATTAAATACAGGATTTGTTGAATAAGTATATGTTACAGAAGAACCACCATCTTGAATACTACTATTCCCTATTGCACTTGTACCTGTAAATTTAGGTAGGTAGTTTGAAGTACCTGTGCCTGTTACAGGGTTAGTTAAAGCTGCTTGATATTGTGGGATGTTTAAAGTATTTCCTACAAACGTTGCAGCGCCACTTGTTCCTGTTGTGGTTAAAGTGATTGTTCCTTGTTTATTGTTAAAAGTATTCCAATCGGTACTTGATAAATAACCACTTGTTGATGTAGTCGCTTGACTTATTGATATTACGTTTGAAGTAATACTTAAAGGACTTGTTGCACTTGTGATTCTATTTGTATAAGCGGTGTCCCAATTTGATTGAGATGCCGTTGTAGGTAATGAATAACCTACTGCAAAAGCTAAAGCCAATGTTCCGCTTGATGTTACAGGACTTCCAGTTACGCTAAAGCCTGTTGGTGCTGATAAAGCTACGCTAGTTACAGTTCCTACATAAGCATCCGTATATTGTGGGATATTTAATACCCCTGTTGTTGAATTATAAGTCGCTGCTCCGCTAGTGCCTGTTGTTGTTAAACTAATGGCTGCTCTTGCTAAAGCATCGGTATATTGAGTTATCGTTGATGTTATAACCCCTGTTGTGTTGTTATAACTTATTCCTGCACCTGCTGATAAACTAGCTAAAGTAATAAAGTTTGCTCCGTTAGTTAATTGACTTGTATTAGTAGGTATCGTAATAACCCCTGTTGTAGAGTTATAAGCACCACTACCTGCCGTAAAACTTAAAGCACCTCTTGCTCTTGCATCCGTATAATAAAGATTCGTTCCTTCCGCTATGTTGGTTGTAGTACCTGCCACTGCAGTCCACAATCCTGTTGAAGTAACGTATTGTAAAATATTTCCGTTTGAAGGACTTTGAGCAGATACGTTATGTAACTCATCTAACTCATATCCATTTTGAATCTTAACCTCAACCACCCCTTGA